TCCATCATTAACACTTGATTCACTCCCAATCCTCCCTGAACAATATACTATCAAACCTATCACGGAACATGGCAGTTAACTGGTAGAAACGTTCACAATCGACGGTAAGGGTGTCACCAGTGATATACACTCCATCATCGTAAGGGTAGAACCGTATAGATAAACCTAACTCCTTACTAATCTTATTCAACAATTTACAAATGTCATAATCAGTATAAAAACAATCCACGGGTGTTTCCTGGGTGATGATATTATCAATGTCACTGGTTAAGGTTAGGATACGACCATCACCTTCACCCTCTATTATCATCAACATGTTTTTATTCCTCGTCTGGTCTGCTCCGGGCTAACTCATCCTCTAACATTTCACGCATCAACCGACAAAACCGTACATCCCGTCGGTGTACTTTCTGGCAGTCCTGCTTATGCAGTGAATCGGATAACATACTCATTCATGCTCCGAAACAACCAAACCACTTAAAAGGTTACGATTACCCTCATCAATCATCCGGAAAACTTGGCTTTCATGGTGGTCAACACATTCCACCACGCCACGCTTATCACAGTAATCCATATATTCTATGTGACTCTTCTCATGGAGGATGAGATCAGCAAGAGAATAACGAACTAAACTAGGAATATTGCCTTTGATAACAATCAAAGGAGGGTCACGATTTGGATAAATCTCTGCGGTTGGTAAAGTAGCCCTAACCTTCTTTATAATTATTTCAAAGTCATCGAAACAATCCAGCATACTAACTACTTTATCAAGATGTGATTTCAAAAAAAATCCTCCTTATTTATAAATTTCTTCAAAAACAAGATCATGGACTATTTCAGCAGATAAGGGGTCTTCATATAGATTTAATGATTTTTGGTGCCCCTTGATTACGATATAAGAACGCCAACACCTTTTTTCCGGATCCATTTTTTTGATATATGTGGTTCCTGTAAATCCAAATAGGCCGTTTCCCCTTTTGGAAAGCCCATATTTTTTCCTGGCATCTTCGGATCGGGTTTTACCCTTATTACTAATACTTAATTTTTTGCGTGTGCTTTTTGAAGGAGATACCCCATAAAATGGATTATTTTCTCCTTTTTTAGCTTCACTCATCTTTTTACAGGTTTCTTTAGATAATTTTCTACCCATAAGTGATTCACTTATCTTTTTACGGGTTTCTGTTGAGTGAAATTCCCCATACATCCCATGACTTTCGCCACTATTTTTTAAACTAATTTTTTGTTTAGTTTCTGGAGAATGTTTCCCATTTGCCCCTCCACTTTGAAAGTTATATCCTTTAGAATGGTTTAAACAATCATAATAAGTAATATAGGCTACTTCAAGCTCATCCAACGTTTTTTTATCTGTGGCATAATTTAAAACAATAAATTTAAAATTAGATTCACCATATTTATTAAAAGCATTCTGTAAATGAAAGTTTGCATGCCTTCTATTTTTTAAATTATAAAAATGATGATATTTCCTAAGGCAGGGGTTTGAAGTTGTCAACCCAATATAAATCTTACCGTTCACCAGATTTTCTATTTTATAGATATATCCATATACCATATTTTTTAACTCCTTTAGATTCACGCCCTTAACTCCTACTTTTACGCCTTTGTGATAGGCGTGGTGAGGAGTGGAGTTAAGAATACTCCTCACACAAGATAATATATGAACTTTAAAGTATATAAATCCTTTTAATTCGTTTTCATGAGCTCTTTGGCTCTTTGGTCAATATAAAATATTTTATGATCTACTCTAACATCTTTATCAATTGAAAGGTGTAAAAAGGCTTCTGGAAGAATTGGTAACTGCATACTGTCACTATACCCCCCATATCCAAGGAATGCTCCCGTAAAAGCATAGTACCTTCTTTTAAGCCCATCATGGGTTCTTATTGGAATTGTGAAACATTGGCAACGGTGATTATGGCCATTTAAATAAATTGTAGCATTAATTGCCTGAGTATTCCTGATAAATGCACTTTCGGCAGTATAATGGTGTTTTGAACTGCCTCGGCCATGTGCAAGATAAATATCAATAATTTCATCATTTACTTTAAAACTGTCAATTGTTTGATTCCCATAATCACAATTTAAAGCATTAGCTATAATCCGGGTTAAATCAAGGTCATAGTCTTTCTCTAATCTTAACTCATGGTTTCCTTTACATAAATAAACTATATCATCTTTGAATGGTTTGAAAAAGTTTATAACATAATCAAGTTGATCATCAAGACTCATGGTTGCTTTAAATGCACTGTTGGCTAACTGTTTGGTTGCTGATTCTGCCAGATCCCCCATGAGGTATATTCGTTTTGGGTTTTTGATTCTGGTTACTAAATCAGCCCAATAGTTTAGGTAGTCCTCATTAAACTCAGGGCTACCTATATGGAGGTCCCCACAAGGAAGTATATACACCCTTTCTTTATCTTTTAACGTATAACTGTCCAAGTCAACCAAACCCCCATCTTTGTTTATAAGAATAAATAAGTGTTTATAAATGGTTATAGTAAAAAAACTATAATATTATAGTAAAAGTACAATAGTCCTATTGTACTGCAATAAGTTCAATTTCTTAATTGAACCAAATACGGTTCAATCTTCGTCCTCTTTCTTTGAGGGTGCGAAACTCCGATGATCCGTATCCCGTTTCCAGTAATGGTCATAGTAATGTTGATTGTCATTCAAAGCCATACCCTTTCACCTTCTCATCGGATCATAATCTAAATGTCTTCGGTCAGGAACACTCCTACCAGATAAATACAAACTCCCATAACTAGCATAATAATGATGAAATGGGCCAATAATATGACAATAACGATTCTCAAACGGGTAACTGATTTGTTCCCTACCAGCAACATAAGCCGGGGGACCACTTAATACAAGTCCGCATCCTTTGCAGACTATTTCATCCCGTATTAGGTCATGTTCAAAGTTACTATGGTGTGTGTCACACTCTGGACACTGCGTGTGTGTAATTAGTTTAATGGTGTCGTTTACAGTTTCTAAGCCTTCATCTAAACTTATATTTGTTTCTTCCACCGATAATGTAATGTTTTAACCCCCAAAAGTGTAAAAGAATTTAAAACCGGTTTTTGGGGAGGGGATGGAGAATTTCACTTGACAATTTCCATTCACTCCCTTCATTAGAACACAGTTACCATTTAGAGAAAAAGTATTAGTCCTCTAAACTATCAATTATTGCAGACTTTAATTTAAACCGCCTCATTGATTTAGCAATTACCACCATTTCTTTCTCAAAATCATCACACATATGAGGTCCTAATCTATCAGACCCTAATGGGTCTTTCCGGTCTTGCCATCCCCTTCGTCTCCTAAGTTTCCGATATTTGGCTACTCGTATTCTTACCTTTTCCCTTGTTGCTATCCTTGAACATTCTTCTCCACAGTATTTTTGACGGTTGCTTTTTGGATGAAATTCTGTTCCACACAAAGGGCAAATTTTCATTAAAAAGCTACCCCCTTGCTAATGATTCCCCAAACCATCCAAGTACATATTTAGAAAAAATATTAACCCACCACTTACGCTTAAAATTAGTCTTAGCGTGACAAGATAGACAGAGAGTAATCAAATTCAATGGAGATGAGTTTTCTTTATTATAATCAATATGATGAACTACTAACCCCCATTTAGCCCCACATAATTGACACTGATCCTTATCTCTCTTTTTAATCCGATCTTTTAATTTATCATTAAATTCAAGTGGATAAACCTCGTCCCCTATCCCTTTGTAATAATAAGGACGTTCCTTTTCAATAGCACATTTTGTACTACAATAAATCATTTCACTTTCTATAAATCTATGAGCTAATCTCTTTTTTCCAAATCTAATCTTTTCAGAAAGTATATTGTAATTTTTAGAGTTTACAACATATTTTCTATTCTTTTTAATATTCTTACCGCAATTGTGACATTTTGTTACAAATTTATAATCATAACAATCAGGACATAATGGAACAAAATTTTTATAATTAAACTGTTTTCCACATTTTTTACATGTCTGTTTTCGTAGTTCCGTTTCCCTACATAATTTAGAGCAATATACATTTTTAGCGTTTATATATTTCTCATGAATATAAAAAGGCTTGCCACACTTCTTACACGTTTTAAGAATATGGTCATCCTGCCCTTGCTTATAACAGTCATAAGAACAATATTCCTTTTTCCATTCATCTCTTTTAAGTAGACTTTTACCAGGGTTGAATAACTGTTTACATGATGGACATTCAATTTTATTTCCATCTCTGGCTAAGATTTTTTTAGTTTCCATTCTCGCATCCGAACAGTTTTTACAACAGCATATATGTTTTGGTTGACATTTGATTTTTTCATACTCTTTACCACACCATGCACAAATCTTTGACGTTTTAACTCCCCCATATTAATTATATTAGTCCATTATACTATATAAAGATTTATATACTTCTTAATCCAATAATATTAATCCCTTGAATGATTTTCATCACCTTGGAATAAAAAAAATGTTAATCATCCCCCTTTATATCAATCCCGTGCTTCTTTAACACTTCTAACGGAGCGATATAGTTTTTAGATTCCCATCCATAATTATCACTCCAGAAATATCCTAAATCGTACATTAATGATTTAAATTCTTTTACTGGTAAATCTATTTGTAGTTTCATCTTGTATCATTCCTCCTCTTCTTCTAACATTTCACGATACAAATCTCCCTGCATCCAATTCCCATTAGGCCCCCACACTACAATATTATCCCTAATCTCTTTACAACACATGCCGGGGCCTTCCAATACTACTTTAACTTCTTTACCTTCATTGTTGGTTACATTGAAGGTTATCCTTTGCTTACCTTCTAATATTTTCTTTAATACATCCATGTTATACGCCTCCGCTTTCAACGTTCACCCTTTCACCCCCTCAGTCGTGGTTTGTTGTAGTGTCCAACACGACAAGTGATATATTTCCTTAGAGGTATGGTCATATTTGAATCCCCGATTATCACTGGATGGGAGTATGAATACTTTTTCCCGACAGATAGGACAAACATCACTCATCATTTCACCGTCCAAACACTCTCATAATTCCCCTCATAATCTAAAAATCCTAAATGATTCACATTTCCATTCTCAAAATCAAGTTCGGTAAGGCCTTCCATGGAAGGGATACTATCAACCGTAACCCAATAATCACAACCTTTGTGTTTACAAATAAAATGGCCTTCAAAAGTTAATGCAATTAAAAAAGGATTATCGTTATTAGGCACATCAACATACGACCGAAAGATGGTTCTTTCAGTAACTGGTAGAATATATCCAGTTATATCTCCAGGGAATACGCATCCTTCAAATGCTTTAAAGATTGGTATCCTAATGTCTTCCATTTAAATCACTTCCCATGTACTACCATTCCATCGTTTATTATACACTGTTTCCATAACAAAACAAAGCCACATAATCTCAAAGTTTGTTGTCATAAACTCATAATTCTTCATTTTAGTTTCGGGAACTCCACACCTTAAATGATAATCTAACCAATTGGTCAAATCACCTAATATTCCCAAATATGTTTTGTGTTTGTTTATAGAGTTTGAATAAGCATAGACAAACTGAGCATCTGAATTTAAATATATCTCTTGGAGGTCTTCCTGTCTTGGAACCCAGAAATAACCATCTAAGTCCTCATCTCTTCTAAAATTATTGAGGACTGTGGGAGTAACTTTAACAAAGTGACAGTTTCCATCTCCACCAATCCATCCAAATAAGTCATACAAGGTGGGTTTCCATCCCTCTTGTATCTCAGTGGCTTCTTTACACATTTTTATAAAAGTTTCATCCATCCTTATTCCCCCTCTAAAATATCCATAAAATCAAGCAATGATTGATAATAACCCTTAAACAACTGGAATGGAGCATCACGATTAAATATTAAGTGATCCCTAAGCTTATCCCATTTCTCTTTATAATTATTATTTTTATCAAGCCCATATATTTCAATGGCAATATCAAAACCATCATTTCTACCTTGGATATATGCCTCTTCTTTTTGTCTTGCCACTTCTTTTTTAAACCATTCGCATATTTTATCATCCATTCTAATCACCTCTCAAAATAATATTCCTTAATGTTATTTGCTTTGCGTTCTCCTATCCCATCCACACTCATCAAATCCTCAACCGTGGTTTTACATAACTCTATAATACTATCAACCCCCAAAACATCTATAATCCTCTTAGAATACTCCAACCCAATCCCAGGAATACAACTAACCATAGCCTCTAAAACATCCCCATCACTAACAGCCAACCTCCTAACCTTATCTAAATGTTTAAGTGAACCATCACTTTTCTCCATCAATGCCTTTGACAAGGTGAAAAAATCCCTATTAGAATCAACATTAAACACTGGGATTTTATACCGTGCCGATATACTCGCACATGCCCCTAAAAACTGTTTCCGAGTGAAAGAAGTGTGTTTCATAACCTCTTCTTCATCAAAACGTCCAACAATAATTAAGTAAGGGTGTTGGTAATTTTCAATCATATTCTGCAACTGAACCCATAATCTCCCCATAACGGAAGATATAAAATCTTCTACTGTTTTCCTTTCACAGCAAACGCTGTTAGTGGGGTAAACCAAATCTCCAACAGGCAACATTGTAACCTCCCCTGTTGAAAAAGTTTTAAGAAATAATTCTTTAATATGAGAGGGTTCTCTAGAATCTAAGAACACATTACTCATATAATGCCCCCATAACTAAATCATGAACTATCTCAGCACTTAATGGATCATTGAAATACCCCAAATGTTTATTACGGCCATTATAGTGAATATGAGATCGCCATGGTATGTTTTCGGGATTAAGATCCTTCCTAAAGTGAGCACCAGTAAAACCAAATAACCCCTCTCCTCGTCGAGTTATACTCATCTTTTTGATGATGTCGATGGGACGTTTTTTACCATAATACGGATGTTTTTCACCAGAAAGATTGGGACGTTTTTTACCTTTTTTGGCTTTGCTAATTTTATTACGAGCGGCTTCACTTAATTTTTTGCCATAAATTGGAGCCAGTGGTCCCCTTTTCCCATACATATGGTTATTTTTACCAGAATGGGCCTTGCTCATGTTCTTACGAGCTTTTAGGGATGCCTTTTTACCTTTTCGGGCTTTGCTAATTTTCTTACATGTTTCTTCTGAATGTTTCCCATTAGCTCCCCCTCTTCGAATGTTATATCCATTTTTATCATTCAAACAATCATAGGAATTAATATAATCCTCTTCTAATTTATCAAGAACCCTTTTAGAAGTAGCGTATTTTAGAACAGTGAATTTAAAATTAGATTTGCCATACTTATTAAAAGCATTTTGCAAGTGTGAATTGTTATGCTTATTATTTTTTAATTCACATAAATGGTTTGATTTGCGTTTATATGGGTCTTGGGTTGTTTGACCAATATACACTTTACCATTTAGGGTGTTCACTATTTTGTAGATATATCCATATACCATACTACCTGACTCCTTAAATTTAACTCCCTTTGACTCTGATTGCACCCCATGATTGGAGTTAGGGAAGAGCGGAGTCAAAGAACACTCCTCCCTAGTTAATATATTGTGTGAACTTATATACATACTTTTCCC